GCTGCTCATTTTCCGCTCCTCACTTTCGCTTGCATTCCCTTCACGCGCGGCCCGCGCTTCTGGCGCATGCGCTCGAGCATGAAGAATCCGGCATTCAACTGCTGCACCTTGCGCGCACCCGGCGCTTTATCGTGGGCCAAAAATTTCGCAACGCGTTCTGCAACGCGCTGTGCGCTTTGCGCTACGCGCCTTCTTAGCGGCCCGCTCGGCGAAACGCCGACTTCTACCGGGCCTTTCTCGCCGAGGATCACAGACCGAGATCGCTCGATGCAGCCCGCGCCCTCGCTCGCTTCATCTGCTCATCGCGCGCGATCACGCCACCGCCCACAATCGTCGAGCCGCGACCCGTAGACTTGGCCTCTGCGATCGCGTTGTCTGAAGCGATCTGCCGTTGCTTGATCGCCGCAGGATCTTCCGTCGGCGAAGGCGGCGGCGTGACGGGATTCGGCATGTTGACGCTGGACATGTATTTCTCCCTGACAGTGTATCAGTCGAGATCGAAGAAGGCGCTTTTACCCACGCCATCAGCGATGTAGACCCTGCCCCCCTTGCGCATGTCATTCCGAGGCGGGTTCACTTCGAAGGTGCAGGCGAGCGCGTCGGCGTCATCGGGCGAGGCCACGCCGCGCCTTTGCATGTCATCCTTCGTCTCGAGGATCTTCTTCGCCTCCTCCCGAAGCGACCAGCGCCAGCCACGGTCGGTCAGTTGATGCGAAAGATCCCCTTTCTCGCCATCGTCCTTCTCAATCATCCCGCCAGGCAACCAGTCGCGCACCTTCGCCCAAAGCTCGATCGCGTGGGTCGCGTACTCACTGTCCTTCCCCGCGTGCGCAGAATCCCCGAACTTCACCTCATGCAAGCGACCGTACGTCCTCTTTCGCTTCAGGATGTCGATGACGCCGGTGCCCATGCCGAAGTCGACGCAGATCGCGTCGGGCTTGAACTTCTGATCGAGCGCCAACACCGCCTCGGCGATCTGCACGTTGTCCTTGCCGAGCCAGTGGCCGTGCGTCGATGGCCCGCACGAGTCGCGCGCGTTGCGACCTTGGCGAAACCGCCATGACGTCTTCCCGCGCGGTGCCGGGTCGACGCCCAGGATCAGCGGCTCGCCGTAATCCAGCGCGAGAGTGTTCTGCTGCGCAGCGCGCACCGCGTCCCACGGAATGAACTGATCCTCGGATGTGCGCGGCGGCAACCCCATAATCTCGACACGCACGAAGTCCGAGTCGATGCCGTAGCGCTTGATCTGGTCCTCGACGACCGCCTGGTCGACACCCTCCATGCCGCGCGTCGACAAAGTGCGCGTTCGCCATCCCGCGCCCATCTGCGGGTCGTTGTGGATCTCGAAGAAACGGCCCGAGCGCTGGCGCATCTGCGAGGCCATCTGCCAGAAGCGGTACGGGTTCTGCTCGGTGAAGAAGCCCTCCGCCACCTCATGCACCTTCGCGTGGATGCCCGCCGCCTCATCGAACTGGAGGAGCAGACCGTACGGGTTGTGTGCGCCGGCGAACGCGTTCGGGTTATCCTCGCTCCAGGTCTGCCCCGCGACGTACCAGTAGCGCGGGTCGATGCCGAGGCCGCCTTGCTCGGGAAGCTTTCTCACAAGCTCGAGAAGCCACGGGGCCGGCACAATCTTCAGATTCTCGGGCGCGAACCAGTGCGCGTTGATAGCGGCGCCAAACCACACGGCGTACTCAGGGAACGTCTTCGACTTCAACTGCGTCTCGGTGTTCGCTGCGACGATCGTCGTTGAGCCGATGTGCGAACTCGCGTGCCAGTTCGCCGTGATGCCCAAGGCCGCCGACTTCCCCGGGCCGCGGCCGCTCGACCATGAGGACTTCCAGACGACGAGCGGCAGGTCGTTCTGCGCGCGGAAGCTCTGCTCCTGCACGTGGTCAGCGAGCGCCTTCAGTTCCTCAACCTGCCAGCGGCGCAGGCCGTGCTCGAAGGGCGAGTTCTTGCGGCCCCAGGGGTAGGCGTAGTGCGCGAAGCCGAGCGGGTCGTCCTTCAACGCGAGGATCTGCGTGAAGATTTCCGATTCGTGGACGCTCGAGCCGATCATGCGCGTCTCACGTCCCGCCCTCTAGGGAGGCGGGACTGGACTGGACGGACGTTGGCGTAATTAATAATTATTCTCCAAATTATTTTCTGCAATTTTTCTGCGCGGGCGGCAGCACCTCCTGCCCTCGCTCCGGCTTCCGGGCGCGAATCCGCCCCCTACCCGGCCCGGCACCCCCCTTCCGAATGCAAGCTCCCCGCCCCCGTATGCCCTCGGCCCTGCACCTGGCGCCGAGCGCGTCCTGCCCCTCGATTTAACACAATACCCATTGTGCGCCATTGGGGGGTGCGATGCGTGCGCGCTCAACGAGTTAGAACAGCATCTTGAACTATTATTGAGGAGTCGGCTGAAAACGCCCTTTGATTACATTAGCTTTTCCAGATCGGGCAGCGCAGCGCGCAACACGGTTCCCTCGATCACGCGCGACGCTGCGAGTCGGGCCTGGGCGTCGCTGATGATGCGCGTTAGATCGAGGGTCTTCACGTTTACGTCTAACTGCGCCTTGTCGCCGTAAGCCCGAGGGTTGCGGATGCGCGCGGCCCATTTCAAGGTGTCGATCTTCACGCGCGCATGAGCGGGATCGTGCTCGGGATTATTAGCGGTGTCGATCGCGTCATCCATGAACGCTTCCGCCGACTGCTCCCGCGCATCTTCCCATTCCTGCCGCGCCACGGGATTCTCTGCCTTGTACACGCGAAGCTCGCTCGCGCTGATGGCGCGCGCCCCGAGAATCCGAAAGATCAAACCACCATCGGCAAGCTCGGCCAACATATCGGGCCATGCGGCAGCGATGCGTGCCCGAGTCTCGGCGCCAATGCGTGCAGTTGATCCTGCCATCGGTCTAGTCTCTCACGGCGCCCTTTTTAATTCCTTCGCCAGTCTCGTCCTAAAATCCAGTCTCGTCCGGCCCCTATAGGGTGCCGGGACGACGGGACAGAAACGGGATTTGTCCAGTTTCGTCCTGAAAAAAGGGCTTAAGTCGTTGATTTTGTTAGACGAGACAAAACGGGACGAAAATGGACAGAAAAAGCCAGTCCCGTTTCGTCCTGAAAAAGAGGCTTAAGTCGTTGATTTTCCTCATTCTGGACAAAACGGCCTTTTTTGCCCCTTTTGGACAGAATTAACCGAATTGACAAGCGAATTAAACGCGCTCAGAATCCGTTCGTGGGGTGCCATCCCCGGCGCCCTGGAAAGGAAAGCATGGACCCGATTCTGAACCAACTGGCAATAGGACTAGCGGCTGCTGTAATGCCGATTTTTGCGCTCTTTCTTCTCTGGATGGACGGCCGCTATCCGAGGGGGCGCAAGTGAAAACTCCCGCTACTCCCCTGCCGTTCATAGCCTGCGCCGGCGGCGTCATCGGCGCGCAACCCGGCCCCGACATTCTGGCACCGATGCTGCGCAACCTGTCCGACGCCGAACAAAACGCCGACTACATCGCGCACGCTGCGAACGCGTACCCGCAACTAGTCGCCGCGCTGCGGCTGTTAGTCGGCAAGTTCAACGCCGGCGAGTATGGGCGGCACTGTCACCTGATGGGCGCCGCGCAAAGACTTCTCACCCAACTAGGAGAATAATCCCATGATCCGCACAGCCTTTATAGTCATCCTCCTCGCGCTCGGCGCCAAGCTCGCGTTTGCCGTGGTGGACTTCGCGCACCGGCAGGAAGCGGCGCGCATCTACATCCTCAAGCAGTCGGGGGCGCAATGAACGCGCACACTCCCGGCCCTTGGCATTCCTACAGCATCGGCACCGCGTATTACATCGCAACGGCTACCGGCTACACAATCGCGCGCACTGATGCGAGCTACGCTTACAAGTCAGCGCACGCGGCGAACGCTGCGCTTGCAGCGGCTGCGCCGGACATGCTCGTCGCGCTGGAGGAAGTCTCGCAATGTCTGAACGCGCGGCAAGACCCGGACGAGCAGGAAGACTGGCTCATCAAGTGCGTAGACTCCGCCATCGCCAAGGCAAAAGAGGCACCGCTATGAGCCGCGCCCAAGTTTTCTATCAGTGCGGCGGCTGCGGCGCGTTTCATCCCGCGTCTTTCACTGGCGACTGCCGCGACGACTTCAACAGGTTCAACGCGGAGGACTTGCCTGATGGCGCGTGCGTTTGCCGTGACTGTCAGCATACATGGGAAACGCCGAAATGATCGCCCGCATCCGTCGCGCGCTCGTTGCGTGCATCCTGGCCGGCTGCTTTGGCTTCGCCGCGGCAGCCGTTCTTTCTATCTTACTGAGGGGGTTCAAATGAATAGAGAAGATTTGCCCAAGTTCGTTTTGTCGCGTAGCGGGAAAGAACGCGGAAAGCCTACCGGCGCATTTTACAAATGCACGCTAGAAAGCTGTGCTGGTACGCGCGTTACTGTGCGCTGGCCGGATGGTCGCGTAACCCGGCCATGTTCGCGCGGTATGAAGTTCTTAGAGGGTAACGGCGCGCAGATTTTATAGCCCCCGCGCTAGACTAGCCCCATGCACCGCGCGCTGCTCGCCCTCTGCCTGACCCTTTCCGGCTGCGCGCTGCTGCCGGAGGGGTCAGAGGTGGGCTTGTGGATCAGGCTAGGACCGGATCAGAATCGCAGCATGGCCTGGTCTTGGTCCGACATCGCCCCGGACCCGGCATGGCGCTGCCCGCCGGCAGCCGAGCGCGGCCGCGACCCTGGAGTGCCGGGCTGGATGAAGTGCCCCGGCGAATAGGCCGGGTTTTCCCCCCCGCGCGCCGGCCATCCGGTAATCGGCGCCGCCTCGAGCACGTTTCAGGTAATCGGCGCCGCTCCGACGCCCACCCCTTGACAAAGCCCCCTGCCCTGCCCTAGAGTTGCATTTCGCCCGGTAATCGGGCAAACTAGGAGG